GCAGCCTCCCACATAGACACCGCAGCGCGAAGCGACGCGGCGATAGCCGGGTCATCTTCTCGATGCCCCTTCTTCAACCATGCGCGCACGTCGTCCAAATTGGTAGGGATTACAGGCATGGCACCTCGCTATTGCGGGGTGAGGTCGAAACCCCACCCCGCAACTGCTTGAGAGGATGATCAGGCGTTGGTGACTTGGCACTGCACGATGGCCTTCGCGCGGGTGAAGTTGCCGTTCATGAACATCGTGCCCTGGAACTTCACCTGGGCAGCTGCTGCCAGGCTCAGATCGTCGCGCATGATGGTTGCGCCGGCCCACTCGCGAGCGCTGTAGGCCTCGTTGTGGTTGCCCAGCGACAGAATCGTGTTGACCGCTGCAGCTGTGGTGGAGTGTGTCGGGCCGGTGAATTCACTTACGTAAACTGGCAAGCCCAGGAGGGTGAAGCCAGCCCCGGCTTGGCCGACGGCATCGGCGGATGGGACGAACACGGGAACTCCATTGATTGTCAAACCGGCGATCTTTGCGTACACATCCTGACCCATCAGCCACGACGATGATCCCCAGTAACTCGCAGGCAGACTCGTGTATCGCATTGCAATGAGATTCGCCACGGTGCAACCGGCAGTCAGAGCGGCTGCACGACTTGTGCTGGCACTTGTGACTGCGTTGATGGTGCAGCCAGAGTTGACTGTGAAAAGCCCAGTCGGCTGATTCTTTGTTGAACCAGCCGTACCGGTTGAACCACCACCAGATAGCAAACCCCATTCACCATTGCGAACAAATTGCCGATTCAGGTTTTCGACGACTTCGGCTTCCAGATCAAAATTGCTCTGCAAAAGCAGCTGTTTTGACACAGTAGTGAATGGCAAGCACGCAGCCGGTGCCAGTGGAACTTCAGCGTAGACCGGATTGATTTCGGTGCTTGCTTGTGTGCCAACGTCGGAAACGGTCCACGCATTTGCGATCGCGTCAGTGCTGAACAGCGCGTTGTAGCGCAGCGTCTGGTAGCCCTGCACGCCGGACTTGTAGTCCACTAATTGGCGGGCCACGGTAGCCATGTCTGCGTATTTTGCCATGGCATCGGTGTACAGCTTGGGGATGAGCACCGAGTTAGTCGCAGGGTTCGCGGTGGTCATCGCTGCACGCTGTTCCGGCATACGTCCGCCGCGCAAGTAGCTAAGCCACTGGTCGCGGTACTCGGGCGATGCGCGCCACTCTTCGCTTGCGTCGCGACGGTCAATCGTGCGCTGGATCGGGGTCGCAGCCTCGCGGATGCCATCAGCGGCAGCCATCGCGGCGTTGCGGGCCTCAGTGATCTCCTCGATCTGTGCGGCGATGTCGGCGCGGGTTTCTGCTTCGATGCCTTCGATGTTCTGTGCGCGCAGTTCTGCGAGCTTTGCATTCATGGTGCGGATGTTCATTGGCTTGATTACCTTTGTGATGACTGGCGTTTCTTGTGAGCGGACTTGAGCAGTCGGACCTTTGTAGGCTCCCTGCTCGACGATTGAAATCTCTCTGAGATTGACTGAATTGAGCGTGCGCTTGTCGCCGGCCCACGAATCCCCACCCGGTGGAACGGAAAACCCGAACGACATTTCGGACACGACCCCCCTGGCAATCAAGTCCAAAACTCCTGCATCGCGCTCGCTTGACCCCAAGACTGCCGTATATTTGAGACCTTGCGCGTCTGACTCCAGGGTCAGCGTGCCGCTCTTGGTGTTTGCAAGAATCTGCTTGGAATCGTGCATGAACCACAGCGACGCACCGGCTGCGATCGATGCGTCGAACGCACCAGGCGCGATACGCTCGGTGAAGTTTCCCTTCGCACCCATCAAGGGTTGGCTCCACGAGTTGTAGAGCGCTGCGTAGCCGGTGATCGTCTTACCTTCGACGGTGCCGATGGATGCCTGGCGTGTTTCGAGATCACTCATATGGTGGGTCACCTTCTCCCGCGTCTGCGAGATTTGCAATCGGTGTGATGCCTGAGATCACCGGCGCGGGATCGTCGAGGCCTGCAATTCTTGGGAGCCCGAGCCGTACGCGTGCGTCGTTAGGTGCCAGCACGCCGATACCGACCAGCGCTGCGTACGCTTTCCCGGCCGTCCGGAAGTCGCCCTGTGTGATTGGAACAAGATCCGTCTTCATTCGCTCACCTGGTGGGAGCAGCTTGCGGGACAGTTCCGCATCGATGCCGGCGCAGAACGGAGCCAGGCAATGCGTGACGTAGGCCTGAGCGATCTCGGGTTGTGAGCGCCCTTCACCTTGGTACAGCAGTTGCGGAGGCACGCCGAATGCACGCGCCACTTCTTCAACGCCCATGCGCTTTGCGTCCATCAAGCGAGCAGCAGCGTCCGCAGCCATCTGCGATGCCTTCATGCCTTCGCCGAAGAACGCCGGGAATCCGAGTTTGTCTGCGCCGCTGTGTTGCTCTGCCCATTTGGTACGCATCGAATCACGCGCCGTGGCAGTGAGTGGCCCGGGGTGTTCTATCGCAAGTTTTCCGACAAAACCACTCTTCGCCAACTCATCAATCGCTTGATCTAGGATGGCTTGAGTTCCAAGTACTCGAGAGCACTGGTCGATAGGAGACACCCCGAGCCAAGGACTGCGCGGGTCCGTCGAGGCCCGCACATGGATCAGGCTTGAGTCGTCTACCGGTTGTTTATTGATGATGTAGCGGGCCTGTGACCCATTAATCTCAACGCCGACGGCAGACGGGTCAATCGGATCCAAAGCCACCGGCTCGCCGGTGCGAAGGTCGCGCCGGATGAACAGGTAGCCATTGCCGAAGTAGAGAGCCGATGTCGCCAGCCACTTACGCATCTCGTATCCACTCAAGAAGGAAGCGGTGTTCCCGTAGAGCAAATCGACAGCTGGCGAGTCCTGAACTACGGACCCGTCGCGGCGCGTGACAGTGAGGTCGAGCCGCGCTGAATCGGTGCTGATCAGATTCACGGCACGCACGATGGCGGGGACGCCGAGTAGATCAGTAGATACCGTCGTGAGCGTCAGCGGTGTGTAGCTGATGATCGTTTGCGCGGTCGATCTGCGGAAGAATTGACCCAACCATGATCCCATTCCCGTACTACACCATGACATTTCACGAATGCAATAGCGCCTACATACACCGCGTCAACGGTGTGTAGACACTATTTCAGATTGTGTATGCGGTGCGTTTACTGTCGGTCTACATTTGCGGCCGCGAGTTTCGATAGTTCGTAATGCAACATCGCGTTACATCGATCACAGTCTTCCGGCTTGCCGCTGTGGTTGTGTTCTGGAACGTCTGATGTCAGCACCTCCACCCATTTGTTGTCACGCCAGATGTGTGATTTCCTAGAAGCCTGGTTGTGTTTCATACATCGACCCTCCCATGATCTGCAGATCGTTTAACACGCGCGCCGCCATGACTTGCGCGGTGAGCGCGTCGATGTTGCTACTGCTCTTCGCCTTGACCGGCATGGCCAGTCCAGTGAGTCCAACGTATAGCCGAGCCGACGCCAGGCAAGCGCGCAGCACTGGGTCCGGCTTGCATCGGATGCGTTCGGCGCGGATCCAATCGCTCCAAACGGCCCAACCGCCACCCATCCACACCATCGTCTGTGGCGCTTTATGCCATTTCCAGCCGTGTTTCCGCTCCATTTGGGCAGCCCAAGCGCTCGCTTTACCGACCGGATCAGCGACAAAAGCGCGAATATCGTAGGTCCGGCAGATCTCTACGAGCCTTGCTTCGACCAAATCGAGGTCGATTGTCGGCCCACCGGCAAGCGAAAGCGCGTGTTCTTCGACCCATTTCTGCAGTGGTTGGCGCGTCCGCTTCTCGTCGAACGCAATATCTGCGCCGGCCCACCAGTGATATCCGCGCGTGTGCACCTTCGTTCCATCCCAGACCGCCAAGCACAGCGAGGTTAGATCGCACTGCGATCCGAACGCGAATCCCCCCTGGCTAAAGTCCACCGCCACCACGCCGGCTGCACCGGCCAACATATCCCAGTCCTCGTCAACCGAAACGCGGTCGAGCAGCTCGAGCGGCAGCGCGCCAGCGAGGTCATCCGTGAACGTGGCGAGCTCTTGCAGCCAGGTTTCCTCGCGTGCGCGGGGGTCTGCGGTCGCGAGTGCGTTTGCGATCTTGCTCCGAATGTCACGGATCGAGATTAGAACGCCGGCGCTTGGGTTCGCGTGCTGCACCGCCAGGTCAGAATCCGGGTGGTCCTCGGCATCCATGCCCCACAAGAGAGCCCACCACCCTTCCGGTAGCGGCGTCCCCTGGTCTAGCCCGACTTCGCACGCTTGCCAGTACGGCCACAGTTCCCGCGTCTTCTGGTCGCGATCCGGCGTGGTGATGAACAGCATCTGGCCGGTGCGCGTCTTCGTCACCGATGACATGGCGCGCAAGATTGCCGCGTCCATGCGGCTTGCCTCGTCGGCTATCAAGAGCCGGGGGCATATGCCATCCATGGCATTGTCTGTGCACGGCATCGCCTTAAGCGCAGCCTTCTTGTGTTCGATCAGCCCGATCGTGGTCGACCCACCCCCACCAACAAAGCGCCAGCGCTCCTCACCCTTGTGCATCTTCATGATGCGCCCGTGAATAATGTTCGCCTTCTCCTGCTGCGTTGCGACGCACGCCAGCTCCACATCGTCACCCGTCGCGAGCAACCACTCGAGCAGCGCCACAACAAGCCCAGTCTTGCCGGCTCCACGGGCCACGGACCACAGCGCGTAGCGCGTAGCCGGAGTCCCATCGTCCGCGCGCCGGCGCGCCAGCAGCACCGCGCACGCGTGCACCTGCCAGGGGAGCAGCGTCATCCCCATGACCTGCGCGCGGCTCACGAACGCGTCGAGCTCCCCAACGTCCCACGCGATGCCGTGTTCACCTGGTGCGTCGCGCTCTGCCAGGTAACGGGCGCACGCGGCCTTTATGCGCTTCGGCGCTGGCACGATCCCGCCGACCACGCCCCTGGCGTACGAATCCGAGCGGTCGATCGCAGGGTATGCGCCTTGATTACTTACTTTCCCGGGCTCAGTGCCCTCACCGATGC